AACTACCCAGAGTGACGTCACCGCTGAAAGAGCCAGTGGTGGCAGACAAAGCCTGACCAGAGACAAACACCGTGCCAGCAGCGTCTGGTAAATCAATCGTCCGGTCACTGTTCGTGTTGGGCGCGCTGATCGTGAGGGTGCCTGTACCCGATGCCGATGGCGCGAGGGCTATTTTGCTCATGCTTGTCCTTCCAGTGCCACCACTCGGGCGGTCAATGATTCGATGGTCTGTGCTTGTGCATCGTTGATGGCTTTGAGTTCTTGAATAGCCGCCGTGAGCGTTGCCACCAAGAAGCTGGTGTCGATGCCTTGGTACTGTGGGTTGCCGTCAGCGTCCACTGCGTCTTTCTCGCCTGTCACAGCCGATGGGCAGACCTCTTGCAGTTCGTGGGCGATGAAGCCTTCGTCCGTCTCGCCTGTTGACTTCCATGTGTAGGTTACTGGCTTGAGCGCAGCGACCTTCGCCAACGCGCCTGTCATTGGCGCAATGTTTTCTTTCAGACGGTAGTCGGAGGAAGTTACATAGGATGTGCTGGTGTCGTTCGCTTGGATTGACCCGACAGTTGTGTTAGTTGTATTTCGGCAGATAAACGCATAATTGACGCTTCCTGCTGCTGTATTCTTTGTTCCAAACGCAACTTTACTGCCACCTTGGGCCAAAGCAAATATAGAAACATCAGAATACCCACTCGTAGCCCCCACCAGCAAGTTACCGCTGGAGTCGATACGGGCGCGTTCGGCAAGAGTGCCACCGCCCTCCGTATAAAACAGCAAATTTCCCGCTGTCCCAGAAACTTGATCCATTTCAATACGAGCTTTGACATCTGTGTTGTCACCAGACTCCACAAAATTGATAAAAGGCGAATTGCTAGAGTTTTCAATGGTCAAGTTGCCTGTAATGTGCAGCTTTGTATTCGGCGAACTCGTCCCAATACCCACGTTACCAGACGCATCCACTCTGACTCGCTCCGAACCGCCAGTAGACACACCGACAATATCGGTTCCAAAAAACACACCCGTGTTGGCATCAGACCCACGAATCGCAGGTGTACCCGCAGTCCCGTCAACATCGGACAAGCCGCTTGTGCCATCAAGAATTAGTGACATTGTTTACCCCTTAAATTACAACATAGCGTGCGCCGCTACTGACGGTCACGGTGACGCCTGAGTTGATCGTGACAGGCCCAGTAGACATCGCGTTCTTTGTCGCCGGGATGGTGTAGTTGGCTGTGACTGCTTGATCGTTTTCAACGAACACAGCATCAGAGCCACCACCCGTAGCGCCTCCACCCACGGACCCCCATGCCGAGCCGTTGTAGCCCTCAAACTTTGCAACGTCACTGTTGAACCGGAAAAATCCAGCAGCGGGTGAGCCGTCACGCTGCGCCTCAGTGCCAGCGGGGATGCGTGTAGAGCCAGTCGTCCCGGTAATAACCTCAAGTGCCACCTTCGCAGTGGCGGCTGTGGTCGATCCGGTGCCGCCCTCGGCCACCTGAATCTGGTCGCCGGTCAACGCAATGGTGCCAGCGATGGTCAGAACCTTGCCAGAGCCGACGTTTAGGCCAACACTGGTGCCGGTGCCGTCGGCCTTGAAGATGCCGTCAATCGTGTCCAAGTCGGTGTTGAGCTTGGTGCCCCACGTGTCGGTGGACGCGCCAACTTCTGGCTTGACCAGACTCAGGTTTGTGGTGTTCGTATCTGCCATGATTTACCTCTCAATGGGTTCAATTATCAGACGAAACAGGCCAGCGCGGAACACTACACCGCGACCCAGACCTCGGAATTTTGCGAGACCGGGGTCCATGTCTCGGACGTGTCCGGTATGTCAGTCCACGTCTCGGACGTGTCGGCCAGCTTGGTCCAGCTCTCAGCCGTGTCAGAAATTTCAGTCCACGTCTCGGGCGTGTCTGGGTCGTCGTTCCACTTGTAAGCCCCGGCGATCACGACAGACGACTGACCCCTGTACCCAACAATCGCCTTGCGCACCCGACGGCCCAAAACAATCGTTTGCGAACTGGAAACAACCGTCACCGCCTGATTGACGATGACGTTGGAGTCGACCACGAAGATCGAATCCGACGCCACGCTTGCGGCCATGAAGGCCACCCGGATCGCGCTGATCTCGGTGCTTGACGCCGACGACACGGCACCAGCACCCAGTGCCACACGGCGGGCAGCGATTGCCACCGCTGACGTGCTGCTTACGTCACCCGCACCCAGTGCTACCCTGCGTGCGGCAAGCGCCACAGCCGATGCGCTGGCCACAGCAGCGTTGCCGTCACACAGACGCTGCGCGGATGCGGCCATGGTGGACGTGCTGGCAACAGCCGCAGACCCAATGGCCACACGCTTTGCGTCAACAGCCGCACTGGACGTGGACGTGATCTCAAACGCGCCAAAGACAAAACGAGTCCCGCTAATGGAAGCGGAACTCGTCGCGGTGATGTCGGCAGCTCCGAGGCTGACGCCGTAGGAGTAATTGCCCCCGCCGTAGTAGCCGGAGCCGTATGCTGCCATGTTAGGTCAGGGTGACGGTCAGGCTGGTGGCCGGGATGCGGAACACGTCACCATCGTTGATGGTGCGGGCCGTGGTCAACTGCGCCCAAGCAATCATGTTACCGCTGGTCTCTGCATCAAAGATGGCCGCGTGGGTGATCGTGCCCCAGTTGCCACCGCTTGCAGGATCGAACTCGATGGCCGCGCTGTTGGTGGCCGTGGTGTCGGTGCCCGACACGGTGATGGTGCCGGTGGCCTTGCGGGCGTATGCGTTGCCAGAGACCTCGGTGCCACCACCTGCGTCAGATGGCGCTGCGGTGAACAAGCCCACATACCAAGCGGTCGGGCGAGTGGCCGAGCCGGTGGTCAGCAACCATGTGAGAACGAGGTTCTCGGTGTAATTGGTGAAAGAGGACATCAGCGTGCTCCAAAGGGTTTGACCCGTGCTCTGATCAAGCCGCTTGCGCTGCCACCTTGGTCAGCAAACTTGATCGACTCGATGGCCGTATTGTAAAGAGTTCCCCACACCGCGACACGCTCGTCATCCTTCAAATACGGCGCGGCTTGCATCAGCGATCCGTACAGGTACGCGTCGGGCGAGGAGGTCAGCAGCCAGTTGGTGGTCACGCTGTCGGAGAGCTTGTCCAGCTTGGCGAAGTACACCAGCTCGGCGGTGTAGGTCGCGTCAGGGGACGGCGAGACACGAATCTGGTTACCGATGATGGTGAAGTATTTGGGGATGCCGGGGGCGCTGCCTTGAATCTGGTCCCGGTCGTCCATCTGCTCCGGCGTCAAAAAGTCCAGAGGCTGGATTGGATTGGCACTGGTGATCTTGAGCGTCTTGGCCTCAAGGAAGTCGGAGGGCAGTGCGCTGTACTGCGTGTCGATGGAGGCCGTGGACCGGCCAACCATCTGACGCACTCGCAGTGGGCGCTCCATCTGCGCCTCGGCCAAGTCGATGAACGTGGGAATGACCGCAGTCAAGTCTGAGCGGTTCAGAAAGTCAGCAATGTTGCTCTTGAGCTGCGTGTAGTTCATGTCATTCCCTGCCAATCAGTGTGTGCTCGTGCTTGTACTCAAACGTGCCGATGTGATGGACCTCCTTGGACAGGTCTTGGTCGATCAGCGTCTTGAACCCGTTCTCAGCCGCACGGCGGCAAAACCAAACGTCCTCGCCAATGTAGTCCTCTGCGGCTGGCACCCAAGGGATGGCAAACCACGGATATTCCATCTTGTTGTAGACCTCTGCCTTGATGAGCATTACGCCCATGCCGCAATAGTCCACCTCAACGAGACCCGTTGAGTCCTCTTCAGTATAGACGCGATTGATCTTTTCGGCATCCTGCCCCGGCACATTTTTCTTCACCGCAATCGGCTCTGTCGGGAACCGGCGCTTGGCGTAGTTGGCGCAGACAATATTTTCGTCCCGGTCCAACAAGCGGATCAGCGCGTCCTTGGGGAACCTCATGTCGCTGTCAAGCCAGAAGGTGTGGGTGCAGCCAGCCTTGACCGCATCACGTGCTAGGTCTTGGCGCTGCGCAGACAGCAGGGTGCCCGAGCTGGTGTAGATCACCACACGGTTCTCGGTGGTGCCAATGGTGTAGCCCACCAGCCTTGCGAGGTCAAAGGCAAAGCCCGAGTTCACAAAGTCGCGGGTGGGTACGAGGATTCCAATGATGTTTTGCATTAAACGCGTCCGGGTCGAGTTCTAAAAAATCTGTTATCTGGGTCGTTGAGCCAAGCCTTCAAACGTGCTTGATCATCAACAATGCCCTTGGCCTTCAAGTCGTAAAAGACCGCCATCGGGATGGATGCAACCTTGTGCATGTCACCCTTCCAGTTGGCCTTCTCATCAATCTGGTTGTACTGAGACTTGTTGTCTTCCACAACACCAGTGGCGTTCACAATGGTCTCAATGACAGCCTCATCGGTGTCGCCGTTGTAGTGCCACATCTTCTTGACCCCGGTGACGGGATCAATGTCAAAAACTTTTGAGTGCATATAAAAAAGGGGGGTGATTAGCCCCCCTTCATTCCATTAC